GAATCATGGGAAAATGTAATACATCTCTCTATAGTTCGCTGGCTTGGTGCGAGGGGCAGACCGTGCTCCCCGGCATCAAGGCAGCGGTTTACTTCATCCCCAAAAGGGACATCGTGAAATGGCCCACGCTGCCCGCGTTGGCAGACGCTAAATCGATGGCCGAGCTGGCCACTTACAGCGGCAACTTCGTGCTGGCAAGTGATAAAACATGGCTGACCATCAAATCTCTCTCCACCAAATCTTCAGTAACCACGGAGACGCAGGGCGAATATCCTTCAGTGACCGCGCTGAACAAGATTTCGCTCAAGCACCCGGGCACCGATGAAGAGGCGGCAGGTTTCTGCCGTCAGGCGATGGCTGATGACCTGGTATTCCTGGTGCAGCAGCGCAATGGCAAGTTCCGTGTGATTGGTTCGGAGCAATTCGAATCCACAACCAAGCCGTCACAGGCGTTGGGCGAAGGCAACACGGGCGAGGCAGGCACCACGCTCGAGGTGGAAGCTACGGACGTTTGTCCGGCTCCGTTCTATCCCGGTAACATCGTGACCGAAGACGGTACGATTTCGGGTGAGGACGGTTCAGAAGTAAAGCAATCATAGTCCAGTTTTCATAATTCTTAATTTTCTTTTTTCATTGTGTGATTGTTGTTTGGGGGTGACGGCGTAAGGTCGCCACCCCTTTTTAATTCAAATAAAATGGATACTCAATTAACAGATAAAATCAAGGCGTATCTCGATACCGATGCCGATAAGCGCAACATCCTCGAGGGCGCAACCATGCTGCTGCAGCTCAACCGAAACCGAGTGCTCTACAACAACATCATCCGCCGACCGGACAAATTCGCCGATAAGTTGGTGTACGAACTCAAAAAATACTATCGCATCCGACTGGATAGCATGACCGTGGAGGATGTGGTCCGGATGGACCGCGCCGTGGTCCCGGCCGCTAAGGCGACCATCGAGGCGGGCGCTCCGGTGATTGATGCCGATGGCGATGCGCCCCAGGAGGCCGAAGTGGCCCGCGGCAAGCGCGAGGATCACGATTCCTTGCCAACGGAAATCCAGCAGTTGTGGACCGACAATGCCGAACTCTACTTCAAGATCAAATCACTCTTCGAGCAGTTGAAGACCATGGAGGCCGCTCCGTCATGTGACCGGTATGAATACCTGGTGCAACTGAAGGAGGCAGATGCGAAGTATCGCGAGAACATGCGTATCTACGACAGTTACAAGGAGGGTGACGAGGTTTCACTGGCCGACCCGGATGCGATGGCCAAGAAGATCAACGCGGCACGCAAGTACATTTCCTCCAACAAGGCAGCGCTGGCCGAACTTCGAGAGAGCGACCCCGAGAAGTATGCGACCTTGCTGGCGAAGGTGCAGGAGCGAATTGAGCTGCTGAAACTGCTGGGCGCGAACATCGAGCAGGCGCAGGCGGATGAATTGACCGAGTTGGGCTTGACCGTATGAGCCGTAAACTGGTAGACGATATCATCCGGCCCATCGAGCGGAACCCGCTGCAGGCGTACCTCGACAACCGCATCCAACTCTTCGATGTGATTGAGAAAATCCTTCAGGAGACGGGCCCTGCGAAAGTGTACATCTCCACCTTCTCTACGTCCGAGGAATTCCTGCGGCGCATCTACCGCCTGAAAAAAGAGGGGCTGATTCTCCGGTCCGCCATGCTGGCGGATTTGAAGGCCAGCCGCAAGACGGTGATTCTCTACTCGTTGATATCAAATACTTTCGATGAGTGTTATCTGGCTGAAAACCACAGCAAGGTAATTCTCATCGAAAACTCGCGCTTCCGCGTCTCGATCTGTACCAGTCAGAACCAGACCCGTGGTAACCGCACCGAATCGGGCATGATTAGCACGGATCCGGCGATTTACGAAACGCTGCTGCAGCAGTTCAAAGAGATCATTAACCAAAAAGCAATATTACTGGATGGACTTTTCAACGGAACAGATATGCAAGGTGGAGGAACTCGCTAAGTTCCTGACGCCGTTGTCAGAGATGGCCGTCCTCATGGACGTGCCGTTGGACGACTTGCGCCTGGCGGTCCGTGACCGCAACAGCGCCGTCAGCCGTGCCTACTACCGGGCGAAAGCGGAAACTTCGCTGGCGCTGCGCAAACAGGAGATTGAATTGGCCAACGTGGGCTCACCGCTGGCGGTGCAGCTGACCACGGCCTACATGGTTACAATGGATTCAGACGAAGATTTATAATGGCTATACCAGCGACTATCGACATTTGTGAGAAATACCTTTTTGCTGACGTCAGCGAAATGGTGGAGGAAGGGGTCCCGGAGATTATCCAGAAGCGACTGCTGCGACTGCGCGACCTCTACAACTACTGGATTTCTTTCCCCTCCAAGAAGGATATGGAAATGGCGGAAGAGGACATGCGGAGAAACGGCATCGGCAAGTCAGCGGCCTACGAGGATGTACGGATCCTGAAGAAACTGCTGGGCAACTTTGCCAAAACAACGAAGGATTATCACCGCTACAAATTCACACTCATGATCGATGAATCCTTCCAGATGGCGAAGCGTACAAAGGACGCGAAGGCGATGGCCAGCGCCGCCAACTTCTATGCGAAATACACTCAGTTGGACAAGGAAGATTCGGTGGAAAGAGGCTATGACCAAATCGTCATCCAACCCTTCGAGCCGACCGATGACCCGACCGTACTGGGCCTGAAACCTATCCCCAATCTGCGTGAGAAAATTGCCCGCAAAATCAAGCAATATTGGACCGAAGATGTGGAGGAAGTCACCTTTGAGGATGCGGATTTCAATGAGGATAAGATATTCGGAACCAGCGGTATAAACGATTCAGTTTAAAGTAATACTTCAATGAGACAATACTTCAACGACCCGCAGCAGGAAGTGATGTTTACGGGGGCCAAAGACAATGTGATTGTGGGTGGACGTGGTATCGGGAAGGGCCTGATACAGGCCTCGTGGAACCTGCGGAATTTCCAACGGATGCCGGGTTCATGCTCGGGCATCGTGGGTGTGAACGGCAAGCGAGTGCTCACCAATACCTTGCCCTCCATGCTTATCCACTGGGAAAACTGGGGGTACAAGCGCGATGTGCACTGGTGCATCGGCCGCCGACCGCCCGAATCCTGGGGATGGGGCAGGCCGTTCTTCGAGCCGCAGAGTTACGACAATGTGCTATCCTTCTACAACGGAAGCATCGGTTTCATCATCTCGCAGGACCGGGCCGGTACTTCCAACTCCCAATCCTATGACGCCATCACGGTGGACGAGGCAAAATTCATCGACTTCGAGCAGCTGAACAACGAGACACTGCAGGCGAACCGAGGCAACAAGATGCACTTCGGACAACATTACTTCCACCACGGCATGTTGATCACCTCCGATATGCCCGTCACGAAGAAAGGTAGTTGGTTTATGAACTACAAATCGAAATGCGATCCCGAACTCATCGAGACCATCCAGGCCATGGTACACGAAGTGTGGAAGATTAAGAAGCGTATCCGCGAAGACATCGCCGCCGGCGCCAAACCGCCCGAATACCTGCGCAACCACCTGCGCACGCTCAACCGCGAGTATTCATCCATCTGGAACATGCAAGTGCTGGGCGAAAAATGGGTGAACGACATGAAGCGCGATTTACCGCCGCTCACCTTCATGACCTCCATCCTCTGCAAGCCCATCGGCATCGTAAAGGACGGATTCTATTCCTCGCTGACCCCGGCGCACAAATACCATGCGGTGAACTACAGTTACCTCGACAGCCTGGAGTATCAGTTCGACAAACTGAAAACACCCTGTTCTCTGTCCGATGCCGATGTGGAAACGGAAATGCCTATCTGCGTGGCCTTCGATGCCAACGCCAACATCAACTGGCTGGTGGCCGGGCAACCGCAGGAGCGTAAGTTGAAAGTCCTGAAATCCTTCTTTGTGAAGTTCGAACGCAAACTGCCGGAACTCGTGGACGATTTCTGCGAATACTACCGACATCACAAGAACAAATCCGTGGTGTTCTACTACGATCATACCTTTCTGGCGAGCAACTATGCAGTGAACAACGAGGATTTTGCGTGGGTCATCGAGCACCAGTTCGT